CTTCTCTTTTCGACGCTCGTTGTCTACCGCCCAATCCTCCTTCACACACTCCAAGCAGGAACCTTTGGTTTTTCGCAGTGCAATGTGCCCGCGCACACACGGCTCCCCGGTGAAGTAAAACTTTGCCCCCGTTGCTTGAGCTTCTTTCCGTGTCTTTGGGTGGTCCATATCAACTCCTCGTTACGATACGGGGAATTGTACAGGTCAATCCGTAAATGTCAACAGGCAAAGAAAAAGGCCCCGAAGGGCCTTTTTTAGATACCGAAGTATCAGTTGGAACCAGAGCTGCCCCAGATTCCGAGGGGGTCCGACCAGCCAAAGCTGTAACGCTCACGAGCCTTGTAACGAACGTTCCCTGTATCGAAGTCACCATCCATTGAAGTGGACAGAGCGGAACGCTCAAAGTGCTTCAGACCGTTTGGCACGTCTGTAGTCAAGAACCAAGCATTGGAGTCGGTCAAGAAGTGGTTGACGGTGTAGCCGCCAGACACTGTGCCCATTTGCTTCAATGCGTTGATGTCGTTGTCAGCAGTGCCAACACGCAGTTCGGTATCCAGCAGACGCTTGGCCACGAACATCAAGGCTGGTGGGATCACCAACTTGACGGGCTTGGCAGCGATCAACAGGCCACGCTCATCGACCCAAGCAGCGATCTGGATCGTTGCGTTTTCGATCGAAGTCTCGTTCAGGTCAACACCAACAGTTGGGCTGTTGAAGTTAACGCCGCCGCCGACCAATGGGTGACCAACGCGAGTACCGCCGCTGTTGTTACCGAACAAGGAAACGCCGTCGCCGCCGGGGGCAGCGCCAGAGAAGCCAGTGTTCAACACGGAAGCAGCTTTAACTTGCTTGGTGAAGGCCATACCGCGAGCCAGCGCCTTGGTGTAGCGGGCAGACAGACTGTCGTACAGGTTGTCTTCCACAGCTTCTTCCGTGATGGAGAAGCCCAAAGCGATGGTTTCGTGGGTGTAACGAGCAGTGAAGGCTTCCTGCGCGTTGTCATAAGCAATGGCGGAGCCTTCTTGCTTGACAGGTGCAGCACCAAAGCCGGACAGCTTGGTTTCTTCTTCAAAGCTACGCTCCGATTTCTCGGTCTCGTAGATTTCCTTGTGCTCTTCGCCGTAGCGTGCATATTCCAAACCGAACAGGGCGTTCAGACCGGGGAGCAGCTCTTTGAGCAGTTGTGCGCGTGAAATAGCCATGGTACTTTACTCCTTAGATGCCGACGGCGTTAGTGAAGGCGTGAGCGCCGGGGTTGAACTTAACCAGCACGTCAGGGAATGCGTCTCTCAAACAGAAAGACCTCGCCCTCATTTGAAGCATTCTTTTTGGGTTGGTTGTCCATGGCCCTGCCTTCTTCCACAGACCAGCCCTCACGGCATCACCCACAGTGTAGATAACAGTGACTGGCTCGGCATCCTTGCGGTGGGCTACGCAAACAGCGCCTGAGTCTTCTGGCTTTTCGCCTTTAAAGGTGGACTCAACTACATCTAAACACAATGGGGAATTCTTGACCAAGGCCAGCATCGCGTCCCCATAGATTGAGGGCTTGCCGTTGATCGTGGCAATGTTTTGCAGTGACGAGATTGGGCTAAAGCCAAGCTCATTGCCCATCAGTATGGCCACCAGGATGTCTTCTTTCTTACCCTTGTAAGAGGCGGGAACAATGCTGCTTTGCGACAGAATGCCACTCAAGTTGACGGCTTCGTCCAGAGTGGATGGGGCAAAGTTTGATTTAGTGACTACTTGATTCATTTTTCTCTCCAATTACAAATTGATTTTTCAAACTACACAAAGCTACATCTATTAGCGAACCAAGCAATTCGTTGATTACTTCTTGGCTTGCATTGGGCAACGCTTCCTCAAGGGCAAACTTTGCGGAGTCATATGCCTCCTCAAAATCAACTTGAGCAATGAGTGCCTGTTGGGGGTGTAGGTTCGTGTCTGCGATCATTTGTTTGTCTCTATGTCGCTGTGTCACTGGTGATCTGGGGTGCTGTATGACTACGTTACAGAACCCAACTTCCCTACTCGGTAGGGCAGCACTAGCCAGCCAATTCTTCCGTTCTGAGCCGTATGGTACTTGTACAGACTTGTTCAGCCCTGAGAACATGGATCGGTACAAAGAATCGTTCATTAAAGGGGCGATAGGTGGTGGCACGTTTGGTGTACCGGGCGGTGCAGCGCAAGGCTTTGCGCAAAAGGGTGAATTCAATAGAAAGCAGGCTGAACAAGCCGCTGCGCAACAAGCTGCCGCACAACCCGCCGCTCCCGTTGCTGAAGTACCCGCTGCCGTACCACCCCCACCACCATCTACTTACCTGAGTGATGCAGATAAGACTAACCCTACCTCTGTTGCTGCACTGGCACAGATGCGTAAGATGGTCACTGAGAACCCTGCCATCACAGAGCAAGAGCTTGTTCAGGCTATAGCGGATAAGTCTAATATCGTTCCTGATATTAAGTTTGCACAAGAAGCAAAGTTACTTGGCCCTGAGACGTACCTAAAGGGTTCTGAGAAAAGCAATCCCATCGTTGCCTCTGCCATTACGCAGATGCAAGACATGTTAAAGACAAACCCAGCTCTAACTGATGCGGAGTTAGCAGAAGCGTTTAAAGTTGCCTCTGGGCATACCGTTGATATACGCTACGCTAAAGAGGCTAAACTACTTGGCCCTACACCAGAGACTGGAGTGAAAGATGCTACAGGAATTGAGCCCCCACCAAGTGGAGGAAGCACTAGCGTGGTTAGCGAACCCACTACCAGTAAGCCCGCCGCAGGACTTAAAACATCTCCACGAGATGGAGTGGTTTCTACTGAGCCGAATGCTGGAGTCGCTGCTACAGGAAAAGAACCAAAACCCGCTGCAATAAAGGAACCCAAGAGTGTCGTTACGCCCACTGAAACCAAGCAAACAAAAACGCAAGGACAACAAGCGGCCCCAGCCGCAACTACGGTAGTAACGGAGCCAAAGGTAGAGCCAAAGGTAGAGCCAAAGGTAGAGCCAAAAGTAGAGGCTAAAGTCGAAGAGCCAAAAGTAGAGGCTAAAGTCGAAGAGCCAAAGGTAGAAAAACCAGCTCCCGCTCCTGCTCCTGCACCCGCGCCCATAGTGGCGAAGGTAGAGCCAAAGGTAGAGCCAAAGGTAGAAGCTAAAGTTGAAGAGCCTAAGTACGGCGCGTCTTCAAAGGATTTGCTTGCTCAGAAGTTTGATGCTGACCTTGCCGTTGTCCACGAGAAGTTAGGTAAGAAGGGTAAGTTGACTGAACAAGAGACTGCTGCAAAAGCCTATTTTGGCAAGGTAGTTCCTGAGCTTGCTATTCGTTCTATAGCAAATGATTTGGTTCATCAAAAGACACCGTATAGAAATGCCAAGATGAAGGCATTTGAAAAGTCTGCTGAAGGGCCAGAACCTAGATTCCATTTACCCGAAGAAGCTGCCTTCTACCAAGGGCAAGGTGGTGGTAAAACCAAACTGGCTGAGAAGTGGGTACGGGATAACCTGTCTCCTACAAGCATTCAGCACTTGGACGACCACATCAAGTTGTACACGAAAGAAAAGGCGGGTTCCGCTGCGTTCTCTAAGAAGCTGAACAAACAGCAAGAAATCAAAGCTGCTTCTGAAGAACAGTTCAAGGAAGAAAACCGCGCTGAAGGTAAGACGAGCGAAGGTACGGATGTCAACGAAAACCGTGCCAAGAAAGATGCTTTGATGGATATCAAGGTAGACGCTGGTACTTCAAAAAACAAGCGGACTATAAAGAACCAAAAGCAAGCTGCCAAGAAGTACGCCGAAAGATTCTCCGCAATGCTGGAGCCAATTGACGAGTACGCAGATACGGATGGAGTATTGTTTGCCTCGCCTGAAGTCGCCAACATGCATGACTTGCCGCATCCTGTTGTTGATGCTGCCTTGCGCCGGGGTGATTTAGCTGGCGCTCTACAACTTCTTGACGAGTCTGAGTCCTCAGACTTTGTGTCGCGTGTAGCGGGTACGCTTGCTAAGTACATAGGTGATGTAAAGGTTGAGTACGGAGCCAAAGAGACTAAGTACGACCCCAAGACAAATACCGTCTACTTTCGAGAGAACCCCACCGAGTACGAGATATTGCACGAAGGTACACACGCTGTCGTATCACATGTTATAGATAACCCATCTCACCCCGTTACCAAGCAGCTACAGAAGTTGTTTGATGAAGTCAAGGGCAGCATCGACGGTGCGTATGGCGCAGAAAGCCTACAGGAGTTTGTTGCCGAGGTTTGGAGCAACAAGGGCTTCCGTCAGCAATTGCAAGAGATGCCATCGGCAACACCTAAGCTGTCCATGTGGGACAAGGTACTGAACGTGTTCCGTAGGCTGATGGGGCTTACACCTAAAACAACCGAGTCCGTGCTGGACAAAACTGATGCGTTGCTTGACCAGATCATTGGCCCACCGCCTGAGTTCCGTAACGGCAAGACACTGTACGCCCAAGTAATAAACGACCCAAGCGTTGCCCAAAAGATTCTCCAGCAAGTGGGGACTACAGGCACGGTGTTTACTCCTGAGCGCGTGACCGACTGGTTATCCAAAGCGGAAACTGTGGGAGTTAGTGGGCGCAAGACCATGTACAAGTTCCTCAACTTGTCTGCGTTTGGACAAGTCTCCAGCAAGCTGCTGGGTAGGGAAGCCATAGACTTTGCTGACAAAGTAAACGAGATGTCGGGCTACTACGAGAACCTGATGAACAAGTTGCAGCCGCTACACAAGCGGTTGGAGGCGTATGCCGACCCAAGCAATACGAAGTACAAAGAATGGGCTACGCTGGTGCATGAGTCCTCACGGTTTGACGTTGACCCACGGAAAAACATCAGCGACTACGCTACCGACCCTGAGAAACTGGCAAAGTACCGAGAGTTCAAACCGGAGTATGACCGCCTGCAACCAAAAGAAAAAGCGTTGTACGACGACCTGTTTAAAGCATACGACGCGCTGTACTTAGAGTTGAAGGATTCCATCCGTAACAACTTAATGGATGCGTTCCCATCTGACCAAGCCAAGGCTTTGTCTGCATACAACAAGATCATGGACGAGATTACGTCCAAGAAGATAGGGCACTATGTGCCGTTGTACCGTGATGGCGCGTTCTTCTTGACGTACTTACCCAAGGGTTCTTCAGAACACACGACTGAGATGTTTAACACTCAGGTAGAACGTGACGCTAAGCGCCTCAAGCTAGAACAGACAGATGCAGTTGAGCCAAACAGCTTTGAAGAGAAAGCACTGTTTGATACGTTGAAAGCCCGTAATATCCCTGCCGGTACTATGGCAGCAAACATTATCAAGATAATGAAGGACAACGGCGTAGACGATGCGGGTGTAGACAAGTTCATCCAGCTTATTGTTACTGCGATGCCTGAGACTAGCTTGATGAAGTCTTTCCAGACACGTAAAGGTACGCCCGGCTATATCAACGATCCTGCGTTAGCTTTCTCCAATGTGTCTAGCTCTACTGCTAGGCAGTTGTCCCGTATGCGTTACAGCGAAACCCTGCAAGGGCTTGTCGATAAGATGGGCGAAAAGGGTAGGCAAATGCGTGGAGAGGACAGCACCATTGCAGCCGAGTACGTCAGGGAGTTTGAAGCCCGTCGTGAGTACGCGATGAGTCCAAATGTTTCTGCATGGGCACGGTACGCCAGCACTGGTTCTTTCTACTTTAACTTGGCGTTCAACATATCGTCGGCTACGGTCAATGCACTGCAAACACCTATGGTTACGTTGCCACAATTGGCTGGCCCATACGGTTGGGGTAACTCCCGTAAAGCATTGCACAACGCGCTAAAGCTATACACCAGCAGTGGGTTAACACGTAAGGTCACCGATATCAATGGGAAAGAGTCCGAAGAAAGGGCGATGCTATCCATTGAGAACCTAGTGAACGCAGGTAAAAATCCTGAGTACAAAGCCCTCATTGAGCGGCTATCGGCGCTTGGCTTCTTGCAAAACTCTACGACCCGTGATGCACTAGAAGCAGCAGAACGCACCCCTGCTGAACAGGGTGGCAAAAGGCCATTGGGGGAAAGGGTTGCTGCCGCTTCAGGTTTTATGATGCACCACACCGAGCGGATGAACCGTGAGATTACTGCGGTTGCCGCATTTGACTTGGAGATGGATCGGTTAAAAAGTAAGGGTATTACTGGAGACGCGGCCCAGAAGCAGGCAATTGAAAAAGCAATACGTGTTGTAGAGTTTACGCATGCTGCTGGTAGCTCAGTATCCGGCCCTAGCATTGGGCATAGTGACCTTGGTAAAGTTCTTACCGTGTTCAAGCGGTTTGGCTTCTCCATGTACTACATGCTGTTTGACACCATGCGCCGAGCTTTACCTATAAGCAAAGACATGAGTCCCGCTCAGATCGAAGAGATGCAGTCTGCCCGTAGGCAGTTGACGGGCATCTACGGCATGGCGGGATTGTTTGCTGGCGTTAAGGGTTTACCCTTGTATTGGGTTGTGCAAGCAGCGTATGACGCTTTCCAAGACGACGATGACGATGACTTTGACACTACGATGCGTAAGTATCTGCATGAGATAGCGTACAAAGGCCCAGTGAACTACATCACGAACCTTGGGATTGCTGACCGTGTGGGCTGGACAGACTTGATCTACCGCGAAAACAAAGGCGGTAAGGCTGATGCAAGTGCATTGTCTAACATGTTACAGACCCTTGCTGGTGCGCCATACGCCACAGTTGAGAGCATCTATCGTGGCAAGCAGTTAATGGACGAAGGGCATTTCGAGCGTGGTGTAGAAGCAATGCTACCTATCTCAATCCGTAACGTGTTCAAGGGTGGGCGCTATGCTGTTGAAGGTGTCAACACCTTACGGGGCGATCCAGTTATGGGGGAGGTCAACGGATACAACGCAACCATGCAAGTCCTTGGTTTTGCCCCTGCCGATTTACTGCATCAGATGGAGTTGAACCAGTACGCTAAGAAACTTGATGACGCGACTGTTGGACAGAGCAAGCGGCTGCTCAAACAGTACTACATTGCGGATAAGCTGGGCGATACTGAACGTGCTGATGAGATCAAAGACAAACTGTTTGCTCTAAGCGATAAGCACAACTTGGATATCACTGAAGCGACTATCAACAAGTCTATGAAGGCACGGGAGCAACTATCGGGTGAGTTGTATCACGGCACTAGGATATCCAAGAAAATCCGCGATGAGGCTGAGCAGAGCCTTGCGGACATGGAGTAAAGAAAAACCCCCAAGGATTGCTTGGGGGTAAAGTAGGAGAGAGCAACTTAGAACCAAGGAGATTGGCGCTAGGCGAACTCTAGCACAAATCAATTTACCCGCCAGAACCTTACGCCCTGAGTTGCTCCCTCCAAACAAAACTTAGATTTAACTTTTATACCGCGCAGGTTAGCAGCGCGTTCTATGTCTTCCATTAACGTATCAGGCGTTAGCGTAGGGATATAGAACGAACTACCAACTACAAATTTATGCCACTCTATTATGACTGGCACACCGCTATTCAGGATCGTCATAGGACGGTGCTGGCAAATCAGTGTCCTCAGGATTCAAAACTGTTGCTTTTGCGCAATCAATTACCAAGGCACTGACTGCTGGCGTTGACATATCTGACCCACGGGACATAGCTTTCTTGAGGATGCCCAACCCAGCCCCTGTAAGGTCTAGGTCATCTACCAATGCTTTATAGGAGACTTGGTTCTTGCTGCACCATTCCCGCAGTACTTTGACGGTGATGAACAACTGCTTCGTATCGGGTTCAAATCGAGTTATCAATTCTCCACGGGGTTCACGGATTGGCACTTGGGTTAACCCTGAACGCTTATCCACCGTGCTATTAACGATGAGCATGTTGGTGTTGTACTTGTTAAGAAACAATCCAAGCTGTGCAAGTGGGCCGGTTACCCCGGGCCTAACTTCAACGCGCATCCTACCAATTGTTTCCACAGCCCATTTAAACACCTCGGCTACGTCGATACTATGAAGCCCTAACTTCTTGGTGATAATCCCTGCGGTGATAGCAGATGCGGCAGTGGCTGACCAAAACCGTTCACGCTGAGTAATCCCTGCTGCCTTATCAAACTTGCGCTGAACCTTGGCAAGCATCTCTTTGACCTCAGGTAAATTTGCTATCACGTAGCGTATGAACATCTCACCGGCAATCCCGTAGTTATCGTACATACCGTTAAACGCGGTATCCGATTCCGTCTTGTTCATGTCGTCAGTCTTAGAGACATTGAATTCCAGTATGCGCATGAGTTCGCCCTCAGGAAAGTCTTTAAGGTTGAACAACTGGTCGTACAGGCTCTTGTTCCCTGAAGTGATAGCGATCAACGCCCAACGCAAAACATTCGTGCGCTCAGCATTGACTTGGCTCTGCATGCGGTTACGCCCCCGTCCATGCGTCAAACCATACGCAGTTTGGCTGACTTCGGTATCGGGCATGTTGGTCAGTTCGTCTACCGTCACCGCGATGTTGCCCAGCACTGAGATACGGTGCATACGTGCTAGGTACTTGTCGTCTTGGTTAAGCAGGGTTTCAATGGGGTGACCCCAAATGCTGTTGACCATGTGCTGGATAGTGGTCTTACCCACACCCGAACCATTGTTGGTCAAATGAATGATTGACCCGCTCAGGTTATTAAACTTAAACAGGGCTGAACCAAATCCAGCAAACAGGGTGAACGCCCGAACCTCATTGCCTTTACGTGCGTAGTTGTTAGCTACTTTCGTCCATTCATGGATCACACCTTTCTTGGTGTACATGGAAGCAAGTTGTGCTGTGGCAGAAGAAGACGGGCTATAGTTGACTCCGCTACTCGTGATTTCTCTGTTGCCCAGAATAAATTTGGTATCGTTTTCACACCACCCAAATTGTTGCCGTGCCTTCTCGGCCTCGGATACTTGCTGTAGTTCGTTTACCCAACGTGTTACGTATGACATAAGGTTATCCAGTTTTTTGTTCAATGCAGTTACGCCCTGATAGGCAAGCACTTCACGAAACTTATCCCGTGAAAGCACACTCGACAAAGGGCATGAGAATTCCCGAATCCCGTCCTTGGGCATATGCAAGCGCATCCATAAGGATTCCCCGTCTTCGGGATCGGTTAGCCGTTTGACTACATAAAAGTCGTATTCATAGATTAGCTGGTCACGTTCATCATCAGACTCCTCTTCATCGTCCTTTTTCTTTGTCTTCTTGGTAGAAGCCAACCCACGTTTGTATACCCCACCGTTCCTACCGCGAAAGTATGGATACGGAAACTCAGGGATTTCAACCGTAATTTCCTCTTCCAGCGTGGCATTGCGCATCACAACAATGTTGTCTTCGGCTTTTGCCTCTGCGATCTGCGAACCTATCTGTATGGGGGAAGTAATGCTCCCGTGATTAGGACAGCCCTCACAGCCACTAGGGTTTAGGCTATTAAATGTTGAACACTTATAGGGCTTGCCTATCAAGGCAGTGGCTTTGGTTTTAGTGTCCTGCGGGTCATAGTCCTCGTGGGCATGGGACATCTTGTGTATCGCAAGTTCCCCGTCCTCACAGTTCACCGCAATAGAAAGCCCTGCTCTCCATAGGGGTTCATCAACTTCATTCTGATTCTTGTATATGTGTATAAGTTGGGCGCACCCCTTGCCATGAGCCCCCTTGCGCATAATGGTGCTAAATTTAGATACGTTGTTACCCATCAAAGCGCGGGTCGTTGCATCCATTGGGCGGCGTTGGTTCGGGGTAGCGAACGGTAGGGAGTCATCTTCAGATGCCCGCATAACCCCTACGATTTCTTTGAACCTATCAAACGTTGTAGGTTGCGATTCAAGCAATACAGTTACGCTGCGGGGAGGCGTATCTTTGTAGTTGAGTGTGTACGGTATCCTGAGAATCCGTGCAGCATCAGCCGTAACTGCTGGGTCAGCATGAAGATTGTGCGATGCACAAAACTTCTTAAACGCTTCGGCAGTTGGTTTCCAATCGTTGTACCCGATTGTTTCCGTCAAAGTCCAGTAGGCATGCAAGCCACGGCCTGAGTTGACGATAGTTGGCTTTGGAAGTCCGGTAGCCTTAACAAAATCTTTTAACGCAGTGAGGGCGGTATTCTGTGAGTCGTATGGTTTTGCTTCCCCGCAATCGAGATCAAGCCAAAAAGACTTGAACCATTTTGCGTTCTGCATTGTGCGCCCATCAAGGGGGTTTGCATACTTGGCGCAACCAAAATATGTATCGTACCCTTGGGCCATCAGGCCATCAACTACACCATCAATCTCTTCTACTGTGTCTACAAATGTTTGTCTTGGTGAACCTTTCTTCAGCCCTACCACGCAGTACATCCCTTCGGACGCAAGCACGGCAGAGAAAAAAGAAGTCCGTGAGGTCATTGTTCGCTCTCAAAATTTCAACACCCTGCTGGCGACAGGGGATTGAGTTACAACGGTTGCCGCGCTTTAAGTTTTCTTATTACGTCAGTCACGGTTTCGCGCATCTTAGGATGGGGTAAAGCCTTACCCAAAAACCATAGATACACGGCTTGCCGTGAGACATCAAGAAAATCAGCCACGTCTTGAACGGGGATATCCCGTGTGATACAGATGCGCCCAAGCTGCACACCAATATGAGACTGGTCTGCTTTCTTATTCGCATCTATAAACTTACGGGAATAGCCTCTGTTGTTCATAGTTTTCTTTAGTTGCTGCCAACATTACACGCTGGCTTCGGCCTGAACGGGCTACACGTTTTTCACCTGTAGCGATTACCCACCCTTTACGGATCAACGGTGCGTAGCGTGGGCTAATAGTTTGTATACCGTACTGCGGCAATGAACGAACCACATCATCCCCAATGCATCCATTAGGAAACGATTTGATGACTTCGTAAACAACACGCTCTAGCTCGGTTGTGTCTATTGACTGCGCCGCTTCGTGGCTTGTATCAGGGTCAGCATTACGTGCCAATCCGGGATTTGGGTTTGGTTCGTTTGGGAAAAGTTCTTGTTGCATGTTATTCCTTAGCCAACCAAATCTGGTCACTAGACATGCATTCACCCGTCGTAGGTACATACAAAGAACCGGTAACAACGTCAGCATAAAAATCACCTAACGGTTCGTACTTCTTGGTTACATCATCGTAGAGGTCAACAGCAACTAACTTCATCTTACGTGGGCTTATGTACCCAATAGTTTGCACGTTCTTTATAACTACGTCTTTGGCTTTGGCAAGCTCTAAAAAACTTTTGCTTGTGTATAGGCAAGGGGGACGCCCCTTTGATACCGCGAAACCTGAATGCGTCATTGATTGCTCCTAATTATTAAAATGGGAAGGGGGTACTAACAGCGTCGTGGGTTGCCGCTATGGCTTACTGCTTTCCCCCCTAAAAATTAATCTAACCAGTCGTCCAAGATTTCAGCTACGTCTTTAGGCGCGGCCTTTTTGTCGCTACGTTTGGTTGGCTCCTTCTCTACAGCAGGGGCGGATTGCTCGGGGGCTGGCTCTTCAGCTATCAGCTTAACCGCTGGTGCTTTTGCCACTGCCTTAGTTCCATCAACCATTGCAACCGTAGAGGCAATAGCCGCCTTCGCTTCGGGGGACTGACCCTTTTCCTGCGCGGTGTCCAACTCTTCAGGCCCCAATGGGCGTACTGCCCTGAACGTCAGCTTGGGCGTTGCACTAGCGGTATCAAAGCGCATCTCAGTGACCACGGCAGTAATAGGAATACCATGACCGCCCAAGAATTTAGCGTATGCCTGTAGGGGCATTTTGCCGCTTTCAGCGTTACCAAAGATAGACTGTGCGGGTAACTGCAACTGGTACACATCACCACGCAAATCGTTCTCCAGCATTACAGCCAAGCGTTGTGTGTAACGGCAAGCACGGCTTGTGCCCTGTCCCGAACCAGCGATGTTTTGTGCGCAAGAGGCGCACTTGCTTGCTTGTGGCTCTTCAACTTTTTCATCGGGTGTAATGCCATCGTTTGACCAGCATGTCGGGGAAATGTTCTTGCCTTCTTCGTATGTGTCTGCATAGTAGTTTCGTGATACGTTTTCGTTAGCCGCTACCACTACAACGTTCATTGCGCGGTCTTCGTTTTGTGCAATCTCTTTACCATCGACAAGCATACGAAATACGTTGCCGCGAATAGAGATACGCTTGCCGCCGCCACTTGAGCCACCCATAAGGGCTTTAGTAGTCGCATCTAATTGCAAGTTACGTAGGTGTGCGGGTAGTGTGTTGCCGCCTTTAGAAAACAATGTCATCTCGCTCATTTAACTTCTCCTGTGGTTTCGGGTTGGGTTTCGGTGTTGGTGATCTTTTGGATGTCTACACGTTTGATCCGCACTTTGTTCCCCACTTTGAAATGGGGAATCTTTCCTTCACGAATCAATGTGTAGACTGTTTGCCGAGATACGCGCAAAATCTTTGCGACTTCCTCTGCTGTATATGTATCCATGTTTAAGTTCATGTAGCTCTCCTTATCGTAACTGTGTACTTACTATCAACATTCATACCGCGAGGCATGAGGTCGGGGTTTTCTTCCAGCAATTGCTTCATTGCGGATTGACTCACGCGCCGCTCTAATAGGTCGGGCATGTTGTGTTCCATAATGAATTTATGCATGGACTGCCAATCACTCGTCCAATAGCGTGTTTTTACCGAACGGTAAACCAAGCCATGTTGAGTTTTGAGGCTGTCTGCACCAATGGTCTTAAAGAGTTCAAGCAACTTGGACTCTACAATTTCCATCTGCGCTTTAACAGCGTTGTCTTTCTCCTCGTATTCCCGCAGGAATTCGCTTCTCTTGTCGCGCATTTTTATGTACGCGCTGACTATTCTATCTACCGAAATGTCTTCAACCATATGCACTCCTTGAAAAGAGGAAACGTAATGATAGCACCAAATTTAACAATGTCAAGTCTAGTTATCCAAAACCTCCTTGTATAGTTCGATTATTTTGTTATGAAAATCTACTTTGTTATGCAGCATTGCATACATACGCTTCTCAGCGCCGCTGCCTTGTAGATGCACCACGGTAGTCGGGTTCTTCTGCCCCGCCCTATGAACACGGGCGTTACATTGAAGGTAGGTCTCCACTGACATCACGGGGCTCCAGTACACGATTGTGTTTGCGGCATGCAGGGTCACGCCATGCGAGGCAGCTTGTGGTTGGATGACCAGCACTTGCGGGGTGTCAGTGGTTTGAAAGCGGTTAAAGATATCGGAGCGTTTGTGTACAGGCACATCCCCATGAATCACTGCGGTTACGTAGCCGTGCTTGCGTAAGTCTTCTGCGACTACCTCTATGCTGTGGCGGTACGGCACGAACACCAGCACCTTGTGGCTCGACTCCTCAACTACTTCGCGCAAGACAGCAAGCCTACTACTAGCGTCAAACTGTATGGTCTCGCCTGAATCTGAATAGACTGCCCCTGCGGATAACTGCAATAGCTTGTTAAGGCTGGATGCTGCATTGACCGTTGTGATCTCTTCACCAGCAGCTTGCACGATTAACCTACGGCGAAGCAGCTCGTAGTATTTCTCTTGCTGTGCAGTAAGTGGTACGTCACGGGTTACGTAGGTCATCTCTGGCAGGTCTAAACATTCTTCCTTCGTAAATCTTATTGCTGGTTGAAGCACACGGTGAACAACAGATTGCGCTTCGGGTTTCGGAACCCACTTAAACGTAGTGACCTTGTTCATCACCGAATCTTTGAACGCACCCGCAAACTTGGGTACGCCATCGGGATTGACCAACTTAGCTATACCGTATGCGTCCATAGGGGATTGAGACGCGGGTGTTCCAGTAAGCAGCCATAGCCATGTCTGAGGAGACATCAGTTTGTGCAACACCTTCCAACGTTTTGTAGAGGGGTTTTTGTATGCGTTAGCCTCGTCAACAACTATGAGATCGAACCCACCATTGCGCACGGCATCAGCCACAATCTCCACACCATCGTAGTTAATGACAACGTACTCAGCCCCGTCAGCAATAATCTGTCTACGCTTCTCAGGCTTGCCATAGGCAACATCTACCTTGCGGTGCATAGCAAACTTGAACAAGTCATTGCGCCATGCCGAGTCCATAATAGATAGAGGGCAGATCACAAGCACACGCTTGATGAACCCAAGGGACATCAGGTAGTCCGATGCCCAAATCACACTTGCAGTTTTACCAGTACCTTGCTCGTTAAAACAGAACGCACGCCGGTGTAGTGTTAAGAATGACGCTGTAACTTTTTGGTGGTCAAACGGTTTATACAATCCGGGCCACTTGTACGTAGCGTTTATTGGTGATGGCGCGTTAATACGTAAGTTCTTCAGCACCGTGGCTTCTTCCAGCCCCCAATTTACCAACACGCTGGCAACGCCTTGGTCAACGCTTATCACTTTGCTCTTTGGTATGACCGTTGTGATCCGATCAGGATGCCGCACCTTCAGCAGTAGTGCCTTGTTCTGAATAATTTCCACATCAACTCCTATAGGTAAGCACTCCAAACACGGTGTTTGAAGGAAAAATTAGCCCCCGTCTTTCCGAGGTGTCCGCTAACTCCCGACAAAGGAACAAGTCGTTGTTAGCTGACGCGGTTATACATGCCCAAGGGTTTGATCCCCTGCTTTACCTACACTCACGCCTAACTCAGTAAAGCATCTTACAAATTACTTCATAGAACGGTCAGGGTTTCTTGCAAATGACCGATTCTTCGATGCGGGTTCAAGCCGCACCCCATTCTTATTAGAGCCACCTTTGGACAATGCTTTGACGTGGGCAACATCTTTACCCGTCCGGTCAACGCCTTTCTTATCCAATGCTCTCCTAGCACGTTGTCTTTCCATACGGGCTTCATGTGCCCCCGCACGTTGTATCATAGGGGAACAGATGCTGTTGGTAGCTAAGAAGTACAGGGTAGTATTAACTGTACATGATGCTATTGCGTGTATCGCCCCCAAAGAAGAAGCCGAAGAAGCGAAGAAATACGTAATGGAATGCATGCGGTATGTACCTAGTTGGGCGCAAGGTGTTCCATTAAATTGTGAAGCTGGATACGGAGATAGCTATGGAGATTGTTGATTACGCCAAGCCCTGCATGGACGCAGAGAAGGCGCTAAAGGATACGCACAAAGCGTTCCTTGAGAATGATTACGATAAAGCCCTTGCCCATGCAATGGAAGCGATTGTTAATGCTAGGCTCACGTATATTTCGCTACGGGCAATGAAAGAGAAGCAATGATTAAAACCCCATCATGGAGTTACTCAGGCATTACGTTGTTCGACCAGTGCCCTAAAAAGTACTACCACTTGCGGGTAGCCAAGGACATTACCGAACCAGCCAGTATCGCCATGATGTACGGTACGGATGTACACGAAGCTGCGGAACTATTTATACGCGACGGAACGGCCCTACCCGAGAAGTACTCTTACCTTGTTGAACGATGGTAGCAAAGTCATAAACAGGTCGTACGTCAAGTCAACATCATTGGCACAGTACTTGGCATACTCTTTCATTTGGAGCCTATCAAAGTCACTACGGCGTTTGCCTAGCGCATTGACAACCTCGGTTCCTTTCTCGCCCAACCCATAGTGGGTCACCAGCTTCGCCAAGCTATTGCCAACTTCAGTCCCGTGTATTGCCCGTGCCATGCTCAACGTGTCTGCAATCATCTTAGGCTTTATACCCAATACCCAGTTCAGGATCGCCATGTCAAACATTGCGTTGTGCGCAATCACAAGGGAATTCCCCCAGTCGTATATTGTTGATAACTGTTTCCTCAACGTCTTATGGTCACCCGCAAAGAAACTTGTCTTGCCATCGTTGACCTTGATGCCCACACCAATGATCTCAAACAGGGGGCTACGTATGTACTCCTCTGTAGTCAGCTTACTTAGACTGAAGTCCTTGTCGTAGTAAGTCTCAAAGTCTATTGTGATTAATGACATTAAATAAGATATGAAATAGCTACAAAAAAGGGGAGCGCACCGTTAGGCGAACTCCCCTAAAGACTACTCAGAAACAAGTGGTGTTGCAGTTGCCGTTATAACAACAAGTCTGGCAAAACATCATCTTGCCATTAGGCATTGTAACTGTGCTTGTTGTGCAATTAGCATAGACTGCCGTTGCAAACCCTAGACTGCATACCGCTAAGATTACTTTCTTCATGCTTTACTCCCTAGTTCACGATTAAGATACCATAGGGCTTTCTTCAAATCCTCGTTACGACTGCCCTTGTGGTCGGCACGAGTAATGTATTTAATAACATTACCAAGGTTGTAATTTAGTTTCTTAGCCTCGATAAAATCAATCGTCTCGATGCCACCTACTTTGTAATGCGGAGGATGATTCACTTTATCTACGGCTTCTTCCTTGGTTGAACTCTTAATTAGATTGCTTGGCTTCTTAGTTTTGTGTCTTAGAAGATACACATATGATGGTGTCATCTTAAACTTCTTAGCCACTTCGCTTGGTTTGGCTGATGGATTAGCTTGTAAATAAGCCATAGCCTTTTTGGTTTTTAATGATTTAGTTTTCATACTACTCCCTGTTAAATTAAATATAATCGTCTTTGTTAAATTTTGCAATAAATTTTTCCTTAAATTTTTTCATTGCTCTTTTTTCTACATCACCTACTGCGGTTCTACTTACTCCTAATTCATCTGCCACCTCCTGTTGAGTTTTAACGAAAAGTTTTCTATCAGTTGGTATTTCGGGTTCATCATCTACCTCAACCATCCCTGCAAAGGGTATGGGTT